CGGAAAGTGTACTGGTCTAGGCCTCGAGCGAAGGCAGTGTCATATGCGATGGAGTCCAAGGCCACGATGGCCACGGGCGGATTGATCTGGTCCGGGATGGTGGCAGTTGTGCGCAGCCCGCTGATCGTTGCTAGTCGTGTGGCCAGCCCTGTGCGCAGTTGGCTGATGGTCGGCATCAGGCCACTCCACCCACGTAGCGCACGTAAGGATTGACCAAGTGGGCCACGTCAGGGTCAAGGGTCATGCCGACGCGCATCGCTCCAAGTTCACCAAAAGTGATGCCCAATGGAGTGTCTAGGCGCTTGAAGATCCTGCTGGCCTGAATGATCGTGGCCTGCTTGATGACTGCCGGTGTGGTGGCCATTCCCCAGACTCCGACCACCTGCACTGTGGCTGACTGCCAGCCGACAGGGAAAGTCTCATTGTCAATGGCGCGGATACGAGTGAACGGTGAAGCCTGCCCAGCCACCAGTCCGTTGAGTGGTTCCAGCTGGTAGTCAGTTGCAGTCCAAGTCACGTCAAAGATTCCGTCCCCATCGCTTGAAGTCTTAAGTGACGTGAGGCTTTGCAGGTCATCAATCTGGACTAGGTAATCCTGATTTGGCGTGAAGACTCTTGTGGCTGTGCCTGCGCTGTAGAAGATGCGCTGGCAATGCCCGTCAATGAGCCTAGAAGCGCTCTCTACGGCAGGCTCAAGCAGAGCGTCATCCACACTGTCAGAGATCCGCAAAGCGGCCTTGATCTCCGCCAGAGTTGCGTAGCCGTTGGTGATTGCCATGCTTACGCTCCGACGGCAAGCACTCGAGCAGTGACGGTGCCGCTGGCGGCGATGCCATAGACCTGGTTGTCTGGTGGCAGGTCAAGTGCGATGGCCACGCCAGAGGTCAGCAGGTATCCGTAGGAGCTGCTGGTGACGTTGCTGGCGCCAAGGTACGCGGTGCCACTGTCGATGCTGACAATGATCGATTGGCCCACGTTGCCATCGGTCTCAGTCAGGTTGAGCATCGAGGTGGCGCCTGTGGTGAGGCTGACGGATCCATGCTTTACGGCCATTTTGTTTCCTCCTAGTTTGGTAAAACTTGCACAGCGCCAGCCTCGGCAAGGCTTGTCAGAAGTTCAATCTCAGTAGGGTCGTCGGTGACGTATTCGCCAGCCTCCACAATTTTTGGCTCAGCATCACCGACGATAAACTCTAATTCGTTATGTAGCACGCGCATCACCCACCTCCTCCCGTGCCAAAGAAATAACTTCCAATTGATCCGGTGCCGACTGAGTTAGTCGCCGCGACGTCGATGCGATAGTTGAACCCGCCGTAAGACCAGCGCGGCTGTGTGCCTTCACTTACATAGCCGGGGTAACTATGTGACGCGGCCTCCGCAATCGTGTACGACGTGGCAGACGACGTGCGAGTGTGCAGCGTTGCATTTATGGCGCCAGTATCGGTGTCAACCCAATAGTAGGTAAGCGTGTACGACGTAATCGCGGCGCCGCCGTTGTTCGGCGCGGTCCAAGACACAACCACCGGACCATCGCCAATGTTGTTAGCAAGACCGCTTCGCGCAAACGCGGACGGAGCAGCAGGAACGGTGGCACCGCCACCACCACCAGCAACTATGCTAACTGCTCGACCAGCAGCAATGCGACCAGAGCCAACGATGCTGGGAGACGTACGAGAAGAGACGCGATTACGGGAAGCCACGGTCACTCTCCTATCTGGTAATACTCGCGCAGCCAATCGACTGTGAGCGGTAGGCCTTCGGCCAAGGTGGTGCTGGGTTTGTGGCTCAGCAGGTAAGCAGCCTTGGAGATATCGGGTCGCTTGCTGGTCACGTTGTGGGCATCAAATGGCAGGTGAGTCACTAGGGCCGGATCCGCGCCAGTGATCTCCACAAGCTGAGCGGCCATGTCTGCCACGTCCACAAACTCATCCCCGCCAACGTTGACGGTGATGCCTGGTGTGAACTGGTCCACGGCATTGGCCAGAGTCGGGATGAAGTCTCCGACGTACATGAATACTCGCTGATATCCGTCATAGACCGTGATGGGCTGACCAGTCAGCAGGCGATAGGCAAAGAGGCAAACCACGGAACGATAAGAGTGATAGCGCTCCCCCGGTCCGTAGGCGTTGAAGAAGCGAAGCACCATGGTCTGCGTGTCGTAGCGGTCTGCAAAGTTTTGGATCTGCATTTCATTGACGCGCTTGGAGATGGCGTAGTCATTGGTCAGGCGCGGCTGGGCATTGCGCTCCAGGAGGCCTTCATCGATCCAGTCGACTCCGGCTTCGCCGTAGACCTCGGAGGAACTGGCGAAGATGTGCTTGAAGCCCAGTTCCTTCTGGACCTCAAGGATGTTGCGGGTGCCAATGGCATTGGTGCGCCAGACCTGCTCGAAGTAGTCTTCACCATTCATGCGGCCAAACTCAGCAGCAAGATGGAAGACCAGTTCGGGATTGATGCAAGTGAGCGCAGCCCGGATCTGACGGAAGTCTGAGATATCTGCCCGCACGCTTTGGGCATCGGTCTGGTGCTGGATCTCAATGCCCCACACTTCATGGCCTCGAGCACGCAGCTCCTCGACCAGCGGGCGGCCAAGCGTTCCAGCGGATCCGGTGATGGCAATCTTCATGATGTTCCTATCGCAGGGAGGGACTAGACAAGGGACCAGAACTTGGGCGGCTGCTGGGTCAAGATTTCTCGGGGATCTCCCGGCTCAAGGCGGCCAACTAGATGGGCGTTGGTGATCACTTCGCATCCGGCCAAAGTCGCTTCAATGACGGTGCGGGGGCAGGCGTCGAACTCTTTGGGCAGGTGGATGAAGTACTGGGCGTGGGCCATGTGCTCGAGTACAACGGAGCGGTCCACGTTGGAAAGTTCCACCAGCGGGATGCCTAGCTGATCGGCTTTGATCCGGGCGTTGATCTTGCCTTTGGCCGGATGGTTACGCGCAGCAAACAGCGCGAAGGGTTCCTTGGCTGCGGGCTGGACCTCGTTCACGTCCCAGACTGGGGAGTGGACAAACTCATCAGACACGCGGGACCAGCGGGCTTCATGGGCCTGATGTAGTCGGCTCATCGTGATGAATGGGGCAGCCTTCTCAAAGAGATACTTGCGGGCTGCTGCGGGCTGCTGGGCGTGCTGAATCCACACCAGTGGTGACTTGGTAGCCAACTGCACCATGGCCTCTTCAGAGAGCCTGTCAGTCCCGGTGATCACTACGCGCTCGTAGTCCATAGCCTGTGCCCAGTCATCTGGGCCGATGACGTCTACGTCATATCCAGCAGGCTGATGCGAGCGCATCACCGCATCATTGAGTTCAGCGCCGCCAGCATAAAGACCAGGCAGCAGGGCGTCCGAGCGTTCCTCATCCTTGATCAGGTGGTGAGTGACCCAAGCGATGCGCCTACTCATTGCACTTCAGCCAAAGTTGATAGCTTGCATCAATGACCTCAAACTGACGGCTCAAGATTGGCTGGCATAAGTCAATGCCCAATTTGGGGCACGTGAGCGGATCGCGCCAGAGTTCCCAAAGGTAGTCATCAAACGCGAGGATGCCGCCGGGCTTGACTCGTCTAGCTCCTTGCAGCGCATCAATAGCAACTTGGGCAGTGTTGTGATCTCCGTCAATGTAGACAAAATCAAAGGTCTCATCATTGGCCCCAAAGTAGGCATCCGATGTCATCTTCATCTTTGTGACTTTGGCGTTGTCCGCAAAGCGCCTGTCATAGGTGGCTTCGACCGGCTCCATGTGCTTGGTCAGAAGTCCTTGAGGATCGCCCAGCCAAGTGTCCACGTCCACGATGCGGGCAACATCTCGATGCTTGAGAAGCCAAGCCGTGGCATCTCCGGTGTAGACGCCAATCTGAAGGACCGTGAGATCGGGCCAGTCAGGCAGGTGCTTGGCAAAGTTTGTCTCTGCCAGATCTTTGAACCATCCCGGCGATGTGTTCACTTGGTCATCAGTTCCAGCGCTGGGAGCCAATGCTTCTCAAAGACCAGATCCGCGTCATATTGCTTGGCGAATTCCACGGCCTTGTCTGAGGATTTGCCTCCCCATTTGTAGGCCTCTTCGAGCGCCTCGACAATGACGCTGATGTTTGGAGTGATCCACCAGCTTCTCTGCATCGGGTCCCAGTCAGGCTGGCCATCGACGATCCAGCCATGGCCAACCAGTTCCGGCTGGGCTGTGTAGTCCGACACGATGACGGGCGTCCCGCATGCCTGAGCCTCGGGCACGCATATGCCGAAGCCTTCACCTTTGGAGCAGCTGAGAAGGACGTTGGCGGCGGAGTAGCAGGCCGCTAGGTACTCATTGGAGAGCGGTGCTCGGTAGGCGTACTGATCCACAAACCTGACCTTCTCGGGCTTGAGATCAATCGCCGCTAGAAGATCGTTCAGATTGATTCCACCCATGGTGCCGTACTGCTCTGTGTGCATGTAGAGCACGGCATCATCGTGCAGGTCGGAGAACATGCGGAAGGCGATGAGGTTCTCAGCCAAAGCCTTGCGCGTGGGGTAGACGCCTTTGTTGGCCAGCGACATCATCACGATGAAGCGGTCTTCTCCAAAGCCAATCAAATCATTGCCAGTGACCTTCTCGCCAGTGACATCAGTCAGGAATGGCGTAGGCTTAAAGATCGAAGTCTCAATGGCGTGCGGAACGTAGATCGACTCAAGGCCGATGTTGTCCATCTGCTGCTTGCCAAACTTAGACATCGCCAGCGGGGTGACGTTTGGCTTGCCTAGCCATCGAGCGACTTCCCCCGGGCAGGGCGCGTGATCAATCGGCACCCAAGAAGCCACGGGCCAGTTGTCCCACTGCTGACCCTTGAAGACCCAAACGTCATAGAGAGTCACCAGCAGCGGCTTGTCAGAAGCAGAGTGCTGGAAGTGCTCTTGCATCTGGGCTGGGGCGACATCGTTGCTGTACTGCTCAGCGCCTCGAGGCCAGACGGGAATCCCGAGCCATTCAGAGGGTGCGCCCTCTAATCCGTAGTTGGCGAAGATTCCGACATCGTGGCCGGCGTCTTTGAGACGGCGCGTGACTTGCGCGGTTTGGGAGCCGTAGCCGGTTGCGGCCCACGGGGCGTTCGAGACCCAGCCGATGGCGAGCGGGTCGCTCTTTCTATCTCGTGGGCGTAGCCCATGCGCAGAAGCAGCTGCGCTTCTGGGCCGGGCAGATCGAGGATTTGACCTTGCAGGTTTACGAGCATTGCTCACACTTCTCTCCAATTATGCGCAGGGTGCTGGTGGCCTTCTAGCCCCTGCGCGTGCAGAAGGCCACCAGCGTTCAGAGAAACCCGTTCCAAGTCGGGTTAGGTTTGATCGTTAGATCAGGAAGCAGCGCCACGGAAATACTTAACGTGACTTGTTTGAGGAAGATTTCCATCCACGCGGATGATGCAGCGGATGGTGACGAGATCATTCTGGAATGCGTAGTCCGTGGACGACGCAACCTGAATACCACCAACCTGGCGCGTGTAGTACGACGGTAGGTGACCAGCAAGAACCGACTTGGCCGAAGTACCAGGCGAAGCCATGTGGGGGTTCTCAATCAGCGGATAACCTAGGAACCTGTCAGGAGTAGCAGCATCCAAGGTTGGGGTGAAGAGGTAATCACCTGACGTGGATGCCTTCAGCGAACGCATGGCGGCGATGCTGGTGGCGTTAGCCATTACACCGAAGCCAGGCATACGACGCGCTGCGCCATCGACGCTGTAGATGAGGCTGATGAGGTTGTCGCCGGTGAAGGCGCCAGTGACGGCGGTGCTTCCGGTAACGCCTGAACCTGCCACGTTGGCGATGCCGTTTGGCTGGACCGTGCCGGTGCCAGTGGTGAGCACCGAGTTGGCGCGGTAGCCAATCTCGTTGCCAGCCTGCTGGGCGACAAAGCCAAGCAGGTCAACCGCAGAGTCATTGATGAACTCGTTGGAAACCTGCACCAAGAAGGAGTACTTGTAAGCACTCAGAGTGGTCTTTGAGAACACGGGATCAGACTCGCCAATGCTGCCTGCTTCAGCGACAAGGGCTGCCGTTGAGAAGGAAGACAGGGATGGGAGAACGAGGTTCTCGCCGGATCCGGTATTGAGAACCGTGACGACGTTGGGATCGAGCATGGGACCGACCAGGCGGGCCTGATCAATAACCATGTCAGAAAACGTGGTCTTGGTGGGCGCGTTGCTCGAGCCGCTCGTGATATCACGACGCTCAAAATCGAACGTGTGGGTACGGATCTCGCCACGGAGAAGAGCGCGGAGAATGCTCTCATCGCCTGCGGCAGCGGGTGCTGCCATGGGACGGACTGCTGCTTCGCGGCCTTCCATCGCCTTGGCGATGTCGGACTCACGGGCTTCAGCGGCCTGAACGTCCTTGATGAATTGCGCACGCTCGTCAAGATCGGCGTTGATTCGGTCGTACTTCTGGCGCTCTTCAGCTGAGAGATCGCGGTTCTCGGTTGCTGCGAGATCGAGCATTTCGCGGGCCTCGGACCACGCACGCTGACGCGACTCGATCTGCTTCGTGAGGAAGTCAGACAAGGTAATCACATCCATTCATTGTGTGTGTTTTTTGGATGCGCAGGAGGGGTAGCCCGAGCGGCTCCGCACGGGGTCAAGCATCTGGTGGACCGGCTCCGGTCTCACTCAGAAATCAGAGGGTCTTGAAGTTCAAGTCCAGTTCGTCACGCAAGCGGGCAAGCGTCACGCTGATGGTGTTGTCCTCAATCAGCTCGGGCACGGTCTCAGCCTCGGGCGCCAGCTTCTCCACCACTGTGGTGAGCATCGTGGCCTGATCGCGGGTCAGAGCGTTGCCGGCTTCGAGTGCATCGAGCGCTGCGGAAAGAGACTCAGCATCTGCGCCAGTCTTGTCGGAGAGGATGTCAATGGAGCGCACGGTGGCCGATGTCTTGGCGTAGGCCGGGAAGCTGACCACGGAGACTTCATGAAGTCGGATGGCAGTGAGTTCCCGAGTCATGCCGTCATCACTCCAGCGATCTCCACCAGGAGGAACGGAGAAGCCAAAGCTCATTGAGTCCACGACCTTGGAGCGCAGCAGCTCGGCCACGTCACGGCCTAGCGAAGTCTGAGGAAGTGCTGCATCAACCATCAGGCCTCGGGAATCTTCCATGAGCGTCATGGTCTTCGAGCGCGTGGATGCGAGTGGCTGGGAAGTGTCGTGGGACCAGAGCATCATCACGTTGTTCTTGGCGCGCAGCGATTTGCTGAAGGCGCCTTGGCGGATTGTCTCGATGAAGGGCAGCGGCTCAGATGGGGAATCGAATACGGCGGCGTAGCCGGAGAAGCTCATACCATCTCCAGTTTCGCGAACCTCAATATTGTCCACGGTGATCTGGCGGGTCTCCACCTTTGTGCGCATATGTCTGCTCGATTCTTCAGGAGTCACTTGCTGATCGATGGCCCAGTCCCTAGCCCGGTAGGACTCATTGATGGGCCAGCCACCCCAGAGGGCGTGGGCGACCATGCCAGCCGTGGGCGGGTCTGTGTTCCGGTCTGTGCCCTCGAGGTCTGAAAGGTGACGCTCAAACCATGGCCCCATACGGTCGGCCTTGTCTTGGGTAACAATTCCTCGGGACATCTGGCGGGCTTCATTGATGGTCTTGTCCGTCAGACCGTCTCCGGCATAGCCTTGAGCCAACCAGTCAAGGCCTCGGCTCGCATTGTCTTGAAGCCATTGCGGGACGCTGATGGCGCGAGACTCGGAGGAGTACGCGGTGGGCTGGTCTTCGCTGTCATCGGGCTGCCATGCGTTGCAGTAGTAAGCCCCGTTGACGTAATCATCCCAGCGCTCACACCAAGCCTTGTCGCCTTGGACATTGGATTCATCGTAGAAGTAGCAGTTTCCGCAGGCTCGGCCTTCAGGTACGTCTGGGGAAAGTGCGGGCCGGAAGTTGTCAGGAAGAGCGCGCTCAGTCGTCATTCCCATGGCTAGACCTGGTATGCCTGCGACGGATCTTCAGGATTAATGACGGCAATGGGTTGCAGCTGCGCACTGGGGAGGCCTGAATGGTTCATCGCAGGAAGTCCCAGCTGGGCCAAGACTGATGCAGGATCAAAGCCGGAGAAGATCAGGCGCTGAGCCATGGAAACCTTCTTGTCCATTTCAGTCAGGTCAGCGGCAGAGATGTTGACGTTTGCCAGCGGCACACGGACCTGATCGCCGCCATCCACCTGCGGAAGATCCTCAAGCTTGCGCACATCGTTGACAGAAAAGAATCCAGCGGTCAGTGCTTGGCTGTAAGCGCTAAAGCGGGTCGTGGTGTCGCCACGTAGGAGAGAGTCAAGATTGAACTTCATGAAGGCTGTGGAGGGCAGCAAGGAGGAGTAGGCGGCCTCGAGGCGGGACACGATAGGAGTCACGGAGAAGCGCACCCACTGGATGGCGTTTTGTTCCACAGAGGCGTAGGACATTGCGCCTGGTGTGGTCACTCCGACCATATGCGGGGGAACTCGGAACGCTCGGCAGATGTCTTCTACGGCAAAGGCTCGGGAGGCGAGAAGCTGAGACTGCTCAGGGTCCACGCCAATCTTGTTAATCTTTGCGCCACCACCAAGAACACCAGGGCGGTGCGATTTGCGCAGGCCTCGGTGATGCTCTTCCCATCCATCGACCAAAGACTTGGCTTGCTCTTGAGAAAGGTTTGATGGGGACTCAATCACAATGTCCGTGATGGAGCCATTGCCAAAGAAGAGAGCCGAGAACTCTTCCAATGCTTTGGCCAGACCCAAGGACTCTTTGAGGGAGTCAATGCGGGAGATGCCACGGATCTCTCCGGGCTTGCGCATTTCCGTGATGTGGACGATCTCATTGGATGTGAACGTGGTCCGATTGTCAAAGTGGTATTCGATCTGGCGCGATGCGTTCCGGCGGATCTCCACCTTCTTGGGATCCAGCACGCTCAAAGCCACGACATCACCAGCGCCATTGCGCAGCACGAGGATGAAGGCGTTGCCATCCAGCAGCAAAGAGACCAGTACCTGAACCACGTGATCTTGACGTGAAGTGCCCGCGTCTGGAGTGTCCACC